GAGTTTGGTGCGGGTAAGTTGACTTCCAATAAAAAGGTTGTCAAAGACCCAAAGCAAGCAATGGCAATTGCCTTATCTGAGGCTGGTAAGGCTAAGAAGAAATGAAAACCAAATCTAAGGTCAATCAAGCGGGGGTTTACACCAAACCCACCATGCGAAAAGCCTTGTTTGAGAAGATCAAAGCAGGGTCATCAGGTGGTGATTCTGGTGAGTGGTCAGCAAGAAAAGCACAATTGCTTGCCAAAGAGTACAAAGCCAAAGGCGGGGGTTACAAGACATGAGCAAATCAGCAACGCACTATTTGCCTGATGGCAAGATTTACAAGGGTAAATTGCACAAAGAAAAGGGTGTTTTGATGACAGGTGCAAAACATACTCCTGAAAGCAAAGTCTTGACGCACACACCACCTAAGCCAAAGGCTAAGAAATGAAAGACCCCCAGCAATCTCTCAAAGATTGGGGTAAGCAGAAGTGGCGTACCAAGTCAGGTAAACCATCGTCTGAGACAGGTGAGAGGTATTTGCCAGAGGCGGCAATCAAGTCTTTGAGTTCTGCTGAGTATGCGGCAACTACCAAAGCCAAGCGCAAGGGTACGGCGGCTGGTAAACAGTTTGTAAAGCAACCAAAAAAGATTGCAAAGAAAACGGCTAGTTACAGATGAGGTAAAAGATGAAATCACCTACTTGGCAAACAAAAGCTGGTCAAAATCCCAAAGGGGGGTTGAATGCCAAGGGCAGAGCATCTTATAATGCGGAAACTGGTGGCAACTTGAAAGCACCAGTAAAGTCGGGGGACAACCCTCGCAGAGCAAGTTTCTTGGCTCGTATGGCTGGCAACGATGGTGCTGAATACGACAAGAAAGGTGAACCAACAAGACTGCTTCTTTCGCTCAAGGCATGGGGTGCATCCTCAAAGGCTGACGCAAAGGCAAAAGCTAAAGCTATATCCGACAGGAACAAAGCAAAGGCTGGAAGCAGATGACTTATCTAGAACTTGTAAACGATGTCCTCGTAAGGTTGCGTGAACCTACTGTATCTACAGTTGTACAAACTGCATATTCAACTTTAATTGGCAAATTTGTTAATGATGCAAAGCGTCAAATTGAAGATGCTTTTGCGTGGAATGTTTTAGGTCAAACCGTTACTGTTTCTACAGTGGCCTCGACTTCATCTTATTCTTTGACAGGCGCAGGACAGAAGTTTCAAGTAATGGATGTAATCAATACCACAAGCAATGTTGGCTTGATAAACATCAGCTTTGTGGACATGAACCGCAAGCTAAACTTCACACCACTAGTCAATTCAATACCTACAGAATTTGCTTTTGATGGAGTTGATGGTAGCTATAACACCAAGGTAAATCTTTACCCAATACCTGATGGTGTATACACAATCAAGTTTTCATTAACAGTGCCACAAGCTACTTTGTCATCAGATGCAACTATTGTTTCTGTTGCTGACACTTTAGTCTCTCAGAATGCTTATGCTCGTGCATTGGTAGAGCGTGGTGAAGATGGTGGTCTGTCTTCATCTGAGGCTTATCTGTTGTACAAGTCAATGCTGTCTGACTACATTGCTTTAGAAGGTACTCGCTATCCTGAGAATCAGGAGTTTGTGGCAGTATGAGCCAACAAATTCAAGTTTCATCAGTATCAGCCCCCGGCTTTTTTGGGTTGAATACACAAGACTCTCCACTTGATTTGCAGAGTGGATTTGCCTTGGTTGCGACTAATTGCGTGATTGACCAGTATGGTCGTATTGGCTGTAGAAAAGGTTGGACAAAAGTCAATTCATCAACAGGAACTCTTGGTTCTAACGATATTGGCGTGATACATGAACTTATCCAAGCAGATGGAACATTGACTGTTTTATTGGCTGGAAACAATAAATTATTCAAACTTGATGGCAGTAATGCACTTGTTGAATTGACCTATGGGGGTGGGGGTACAGCACCAACCATTACCGCAAGCAATTGGCAATGTGCATCATTGAATGGCATCACTTATTTCTTTCAGTCTGGTCACAACCCACTTATTTATGACCCTGCTGTATCTACTACAACATTTCGCAGAGTCTCTGAAAAGACAGGTTATGTAGGGACTGTTCCTGATGCAAACAATGTCATCTCTGCTTATGGTCGTTTATGGGCGGCTACAACCACAACAAACAATGCAACTGTATTTTTCAGTGATTTGATTTCAGGTCATGTGTGGGCAACAGGTAGTGCTGGCTCATTGAATGTTAACAATGTTTGGGTCAATGGTGCTGATGAGATCACTGGTTTAGCGGCACACAATGGATTTCTGTTCATATTTGGCAAGCGTCAAATATTAGTTTATTCTGGTGCTACTTCACCATCAACAATGATTCTGCACGACACTGTTGAGGGTATTGGTTGCATTGCTAGAGATTCTATTCAGGTTACAAGTACAGATGTTATCTTCTTGTCCAACAGTGGAATCAGATCATTGATGAGAACGATTCAAGAGAAGTCAGCACCAGAGCGTGACTTGTCTAGAAATGTGCGTGATGACTTGATGACTACATTGTCAGGCGAGACAATGGCAAATATCAAGTCTATCTACTCTGAAAGAGAAGCGTTTTACTTGATAACAGCACCTACTGTTAAGCAAGTGTTTTGTTTTGATACTAGAAAGTCTCTTGCTGATGGTTCATATAGAGCATCAATATGGGATTCTATTGAGCCAAAATCATTTCTATCTAGACGCAATGGCGATTTGTTGATTGGTAAAACTGGATATATCGGCAAATACTTTGGGTATCTTGATGATACAAATACCTATCAATTTGCTTACTACACAAATCATGCTGATTTAGGCAACCAATCACAAACATCAATCATAAAAAAGATCAGTGCTGTTGTCATTGGTGGTAGCAATCAATATGTGACTATCAAGTGGGGATATGATTTCCTAACAAACTATCAATCTCAAAACATACTGATTCCAGCCCAAGGTGTTTCTGAGTATGGAATAGCAGAATATGGAGCAAATGCCACTATAGTTGCTTACTATTCAGAAGGAGTTGCTTTGCAGACATTGATGGCAAATGGCTCTGGCTCTGGAAAAGTTGTCCAAACTGGATATGAAACAACTGTTAATTCATCTCAATTATCAATCCAGAAGATTGAAATTCAGACAAAACAAGGCAGAATGTCTTAAAGGAATGCCATGACAAATTACACCAAATCAACCAACTTTGCGACTAAGGACACCTTAACTTCTGGTGACCCATTAAAGATCGTCAAGGGTACTGAAATCAATACTGAGTTTGACAATATTCAAACTGCTGTCAATTCAAAGGCTGATGTTGCCTCTCCTACCTTTACAGGTACTGTTGTAATCCCAACAGTAACTATTAGCGGTGGCACGATCAATGGTGCGGTAATTGGTGGAACTTCTGCTCTTGCTGGTACTTTCACAACATTAACTGCAACTGCTGATTCAAGTTTCACATCAACTGGTGCTGTTTTGCTGTCTAAAGGCACAACTGGTGAACGACCTGCAAGTTCCACTGCTGGACAAATTAGATTTAATACTACAACTACAAACTTTGAGGGCTACAGTGGTACAGCATGGGCATCTGTAGGTGGTGGTGGTGCTACTGGTACATCAGGCAATGACATCTTCTACGAGAACTCCAAGACTGTGACTATGGGGTACTCAATAACTGCTGGTAAAAATGCAATGGCTACTGGCCCGATTACCATTGCGGCTAACTTCACTGGTACAGGTGCTATTTCTGGAACAACCTTGACAATCACAGGTTCAACTGGTTCTGGTGTTTTGGTAGTTGGTTCTATCATTAGCGGAACTGGCGTAACTGCTGGAACATTCATTAGTGCATTTGGAACTGGCACAGGAACAACAGGCACTTATACTGTTTCAGTATCTCAAACTGTATCTAGCACCGCAATCACAACATCAACTGCTGTCACTGTTCCTAGTGGTAGCCGTTGGGTCATTCTGTAAAGGAAACCTATGTCATCAATCGTTATCTCAGGAGACACAAGCGGGGCTGTAACGGTATCAGCACCTGCTATTGCGGGGTCTAACACGCTGACACTTCAAGCCGCCACTGCGACAAGTGCTGTCAATACATTGAGTACAGCGATTACGCTAACTACCCAAACAGCGCCAGATTTTACTTCTATACCCTCATGGGTTAAGAAAATCACATTGATGTTTGCTGGTATTAGTACAAGTGGCACAGGCGTAATTCAAGTTCAACTAGGTACTTCAAGTGGTTATGAAATAACTGGATACGCTACTAGCACTTGGACTGCAAATACTAGCAATGTGGCTTTTACAACTGGTTTTGCGATTAGAACTACTATTACTGCCGCATTTACTCAAAGTGGTCATTTAACGCTGACTACAGCAGGTTCTAATTTATGGATTGGTTCAGGTGTAAGTTGTAGAACAGATTCCGCTGACTCAAGTGTATTTTCGGGAAACAAAACACTTGGTGGAACACTGGATAGATTACGAATCATTGCTAGTGCAACAGGAAGTCCATCAGACACCTTTGATGCTGGCACTATAAACCTCTTGCTTGAAGGATAATCATGTCAATACTTGTTTTAACTTCTGACACGCTATCAAGTCCTGCCGCTGTTGGGCAGATTGAATACTCAAGCCCAATCTTTGCGGCTACACCTATCAGCACTGAGCGAGGCATTGTGCCGACTCAACAGTATTACAGACTGAATTCTGCGGTGGTTGGATCAAACGCTACTGGTGCACAAAGCATATTTGGTGTTGGCGTAACGCTATCAGCAAGCACTGTTTATGAGTTTGAAATGATTGTGCCATTAAGCAAAACCGCAGGAACAAACTCACATACAGTGGCGTTAGGATTTGGCGGGACTGCAAGTATTAACAACATTGCTTATCAGGCGTACAACAGCCTCTCTGCTACTGCTTTTTCTACGGCCGAGCAAACAACTACTGCATCTTTTATTCAAACGGCTACTAGCAGTGTTCTGACTAGCGCATCAACAAGTGCGTTTAGATCGTATGTGTTTGTTATGAAAGGCACAGTATCAATCAACGCTGGCGGCACATTCATTCCGCAGTACACGCTATCAGCCGCCCCCGGAGGGGCATACACAACTGCCATTGGCAGCTACATCCGCATTGCACCAGTTAGTGCATCTGGTTCTAACACTTCAGTAGGAGCATGGGCATGAGCGTAATTATTGATGGTTCAACTGGTATGACAACAAACGCTGGTGGGTTGGTTAACCCATCGACAACGATTGACGGCATCAACTTCAGTTGTCGTGCCTTTGTTAACTTCAACGGCACAGGTACTGTGGCTATTCGTGCAAGTGGAAATGTAACCAACATTACGGATAATGGCACAGGCGACTACACAGTCAACTTTACAACTGCAATGACGGATGCTAATTACTCTGTTGCTCTATGTACGACAGGGGGTTCTTCTGGAAATGTAACAAGAAACATTCTTATTGCTGGTGCAAATGCAACTGGAGCCATTCAAAAAACTACCTCAGCATTAAGGATACAAACAGGTGATACCACTGTAAGCACGCTTTACGATATGGCCGAAATTAGTGTCCAAATTTTCAGATAAGGAGCAACCGTGAATCAAAGAATTATTTACCCAACAGACGATGGCGGTGTTGCAGTCATTGTTCCAACCATTGAATGCAGTTTAACCATTGAGGAAATTGCCGCAAGATCTGTTCCTGCTGGCAAGCCCTACAAGATTATGGATGTTGCTGACATTCCATCAGACCGCACATTCCGCAACGCATGGGAGTATTCAGAGTGATTACCATCAACATTGACAAAGCCAAGACCATTGCTCATGACAAGCGCAGAGAAGCACGATCTGCTGAATTTGCACCATTGGACATCAAGGCAACCATTCCCTCTGAGGCAACAGCGGCAGAGACTGCAAGACAAGTTGTGCGTGACAAGTACGCCACCATGCAAACAGCGATTGATTCAGCATCTACTGTTGATGAAATCAAAGCGGCACTAGCGGCTGAAGCACAAGCACTTGCAGACGCACAAGCATTGGCTGAAGCACAGGCTACTCAACAGCAAACAAATGAACCAACATAATGATTCAAGACACTGAATTCCGCATTACTCATCATTTCAGTGATGGGTTGTATGCCAAAGAGTCATTCTTTACGGCAGGAATGAGCATCTTGAAGCATACGCATGACTTCAGTCATTTGTCGATATTGGCGCATGGCAAGGTTGCTGTGTTGCGTGGTACTGAGATTGATATTGTTTCTGCACCAGCGTGTATTGAGATTAAAGCAGGGTTGACTCATGGAGTCAAAGCGATAACAGATTGTGTTTGGTTTTGTATTCATGCCACTGACGAGAAAGACCCGTCTAAAGTGGATGAAATTTTGATTAAGGGAGATTGATATGCCAATGATAATAGCGGCAGGTATTGGAGCAGGTGCATCACTGCTTGGCGGCTCGATGCAAAGTAGAGCCACAAGACAGGCGGCTGAAACATCTGCACGATCAAACCTTGAGGCGGCACGAATTGCGGCTGAAGCGGCTAAGTTTCGCCCTGTAGGTGTAACTACTCGCTATGGCAGTTCTAACTTTCAGTTCAATCCTCAAGGTTATCTGTCTGGTGCTGGTTATGAGGTTAGCCCTGAACTAAGGGAGTATCAAGACCGCCTACAAGGTCTTACACGAGGTGCTTTGACTCAGGCTGAGATGGCACAGCAACAGTACGCACCACTTCAGCAAGGTGCTCAAGGATTGTTTGGATTAGGTCAGCAGTACCTACAACAAACTCCTGAAGAAGTTGCGGCTCAATATATGCAACAGCAACAGGATTTGCTTGCACCAAGTCGTGAAAGACAAATGGCTCAGTTGCAAAACCAGTTGTTCCAACAAGGTCGTGGTGGTTTGTCTGTGGGTGCTACAGGTATGCGTCCAAGTGGTGCGGCTGGATTGGGAGCAACAACTCCTGAAATGGAAGCCTATTACAACGCATTGGCACAACAAGATTTAGCACTTGCTTCTCAGGCTCAACAAGCTGGTCAGCAGAATGTGGCTTTTGGCACAGGCTTATTGGGTTCAGGCGCACAGTTGATGGGTCAGTATCAAGCTGGTCAAGTCGGTGCTTTGAGTCCATTTACAAGCTATTTGGGTGCTGGTTCTACGCTTGAGCAACTTGGTCAACAGTCTCTAGAGATGGGTTCTGCATTGGGTGGTCGTTCTGCTACTGCTGGCGGTAATGTTGGTCAATTCTTGTTATCAGGTGGTCAAGGTGCGGCTAGGGCTATTCAAGCTGGGGCTGGTAGTGATTTTGGTACAGCATTGATGAACTTGGGTAGAAGCCCTGAGTTTGGTAGTGGTGTGGCTAAAGGCTTCTCTAAGTTGTACAACTATGCAACAGCCCCATCATTTAATGACAGGTATAGATCATCTTCATTTGATGCGTCATATGCAGACCCAATGGACTTTTAAGGATAGATCATGGCAACATCAGAAATCTTAGGTTTATTCGCAAGCCCACAGCAGTATGAACAACAGCGTCAAGCCGCTATGGAGGCTCAAGCCTTGCAAATGGCAAGACTTAGCCCTATGGAGCAAGGGCAGTTTGGCATTGCTCTTGGCGCACAGCAATTAGGTCGTGCCATTGGCGGTGCTTTGGGTGGTGTAGACCCACAGTTGCAGAAGATCACTCAGCGTCAGCAGTTGCTTGGCATGATTGACCCAAGCAATCCTGATTCTTATGCTCAAGCAATTCAAGCCGCACTACAAACTGGTGACCAAGAAGCGGCATTCCTATTGCGTAATGAGATGATGAAGGTTAAGCAACAGTTTCAAGAGCAACAGTTAGGGCAGTTAAAGACAGAAGATTATCTGACTCAGCGTGGCTTGAATATGCAAACCAGAGGTCTTGAGGCACAAGCACAAGAATTGTCTCAACAACTTAGAAATCCTGATGGCACTATCAATGAGGAAGTCAAAGCCAAGATGCTTGCATTTCCTCAAGGTCGTGCCGCTATTTCTGAATTGGCTAAGATCATTCCTGACTTGCGTAGGATTGGTGCTATGGGTGTGCCAGAGGAAAACCCATTCAAGATGTTCCTTGATGACCCAAGCATTCCTGAAACTGTAAAGATTAGCGCAAGACAATATTCAAGCACTTTTGAAAAAGGATTGATTGACCCTGAAAAAGTTGATGGCATAGTCACGAAATTGGCAGATACAACTCAACGCATTAACCAATTCGATCAGGCTCAACAGCAAATCAAAGCCAATCAAGATTCAATGGCGGCTATGAGAGCGCAAGGTCTGGAGAACTCAGCGGCATATCTTGCATTGGCACAGTCACAAGCTAAGTTGGCAGAGCAACAAAACACATTTAATCAGCAAATGAGGGTGGCTGAAGCTAATCGTAAGCGTCAAGAAGATATTGACAAGGCAGAGGCGAAGAGAAGAGAAGCAGAGCAAAAAGCAGAAGAAAAAAGAAATAAACCTCTTAGATCAGACTTGGCTAAAGATGAAGAAGAAGACTATAAAACTGCTAGTGCCGCTAGGAATCTGGCTATTGAAGCCAATGACTATGTAAACAGCATCAAGGCTGGCAATATCAAATTTGGATTGAAAGATCGTGCTTCTATTGCGGCTAGAAGTGCATTGGGTTCAAGTGACCCTGATGTAGTTGCAAGAAATGACTTTGAGAGGTTCAAGACTCGTCTTGTCAATGAGTCTTTGCGCCTCAATAAGGGTACTCAAACAGAGGGTGATGCACAGCGTTCAATCAAAGAGTTGCAAGGTGCTGAGTCTGATGTTGATGCCGCCAAAGCAATCAATAAATTAAAAGAACTTAACGCTCAAAAAGTTTTTGATGCAGGAAAAGCGATTGAAAGGCGAAGAAAAAATGCAGGATACCAATTGGTTGAAGTACCAATTGAGCCATTGAGTTTTGAACCTCAGACATTCACGCAAAAAGATGTTGACTCATTTTTGAAGAATCCCAAGTATCCAAAAGGCACTATTTTTGTTGACCCTAAAGGGGTTAGAAGGGTGAAACCATAATGGTAGATTACACAACATTGCCTTTGGCTGATGATGTTGAATCATCTAACGCACAAGCTATCCAATCAACCTTTGCACCAAAAGTAACCTATAACCCACTTGTTGAGACTGTCAGGTCTGCAGGTCAAGGTGCAACCTTTGGCACTTTGGATGAAATTGAGGCGGCATTACGCACAGGCTCTATCAGCAATGATGAGTATGTGAAGTTGCGTGACCAGTTGCGAGGTCAACAAAGACAGTTTGGTGAGGACTTCCCTGCTGTTAAGACTCCTGTTGAATTGGCTGGTGGATTTGCTGTTCCTTTTGGTGCGGCTCGTCAGGTTCAAAGATTAGCACCAGAAACACAAGCACTGATAACTGGCACAACAACAATGGGTCAGGTCGGTAGAGCCACTGCTTTAGGCGCAGGAACTGGTGCATTGTCAGGGTATGGCTATGCAGAGGGAGATGCTGGCTCAGAGGCGGTAACAGGTGCTGTTTTTGGTGGCGTATTGGGCGGTACTGTTCCCATCGTTATCAACAAAGCTGGCTCAGTCATCAAGAATGTGCTGAACTCTGCTGGCATTGGTGACCAAGCAACAGCATCATCCAAGATGTTGGCTAGTTACATGGAGAAGGACAATCTCACTCCTCAAGAGGCTCAACAAGCACTTGATGAGTTGAGAAGAATTGGTGTGCCTAATCCTGTCATTGCTGACTTGGGTGCTAACTTGAAAAATCTAGGCTACAACGCTTATATCGTTCAGTCTAAAGCCAAGGGTTCTACTGAGAAGTTCCTTGAAGGCAGATTGATTGACCAACCTAACGATATTGTCAAGGGATTGGTTGAAAAAGCGGGGTTGGCTAAAGATGTCAATGGTTTTGAATATTTAAATGCACTTGCTGAATCTCAATCTTTGAAGGCAAGTCAGGCATACCCAAATGCCTACCGCATGGACATTGATGCAAGACCATTCAGAGAATACATTGACAGAGATGTATTTAAAAACGCATATAAAAATGCAGTAAGAAGTGCAGACACCAAGGGCATTAAGTTGCCTAGTTTGGACGCTATCCGCAATGCTCAATCAGTTCCCACAGATATATTGCACAAAATAAAGATGGGTCTTGATACAGTGATTGAGGGAGAAACAGACGCTGTAACAGGCAAGGTTTCTAGCTATGGTCGTGATGTCGTTAATGTCAAGAATGAATTTAACGACAAGATCAAGGCACTCAATAACGATTACAAATTAGCCAATGCTGAATTTGCTGATGCTTCACGCATTAGGAATTCATTTGAGATGGGGCAAAAGTACCAAACACTTGACCCCAAACAGGCGGCATCTAATATCAAGAAGATGAACAGTGACGAAAAAGAAGCGTTCAGACTTGGCATGATGGCAGACATCAATGCCAGACTTGGAAAATACAAGGGTGGAGACTTCACCAGAGAGATATTCAAGTCTGACAACCAGAAACTTCTGATTCGTAACGCATTCACTGACACTGTTGACGCTGATGGCAAAGTCATTAAGTCAGCACAAGATGCTTATACAGAGTTCTCTCAGTATGTAAAAGGCTTGACCGATCAAAGCAAGACCGCTAAGAAGATCATTGCTGGTTCACCTAGCGGTGAGCGTATTGCCAGTACAGATCAAGCCAGAGAAATGGCTGGTATGGCTCAAAGTGCGGCAAGTGGTGATGTATTTGGGTTGATGAGAGCCGCTGGCTCATCATTGCTTGCAAGAGCAAAGGGCATCAGTAGCGAGTCATCTGAAATATTGCAAAGAAAACTGTTCAGTGCTGACCCGATAGAGCAACGAGCAATCCTTGCCGAGTTGAATCGCAGAGCAAGGACGCCCAAGACAGGCTTGTTATCTGGTGCGGCTGGTGTTGGTACTGCCACTGGCATTGTAGGAGACTGAAATTGACCCAATCAGCATTTGCCTCCTTGCGGCAGGACTTGTCAAACAGATTCAAGCTGGCTGTGAACTTTATAAGCAAGCAAAAGAATCTTTTGTTGAAATTAAAGACACTGCTGATGAAGTTGTGGCTATCGGCAAGGAACTTGGTGGCTTATGGAGCAAGCTACGCAAGTTCTTTGCTGGTAGCCCAAAGCCTCAAGTTGCAAAGCCTGTGGCTAAGTCTAAGAAGTCTGTTTACAAATCTGTTGACGAAACTCAAGTCAAAATTGACATCGTTTCTAACCTGACATCGTTTTTTAGACTTCAAGAACAACTTGCGGCCCACATAAGGGAAGAAGAAGAAAAGAGTCTGACAGTCTATGACCCTGACCAGAACCATATGGAAGCGGCTTTAAAGAGGGTGATGGCACAGCAAGAGATGGATGCGTTAGTTGTGCAGATTCGTGAGTGTATGGTGTATCAAAGCCCTCCTGAGATGGGCGCACTGTACTCAGAAGTTTTCAGCATGAAGGACAAGATTGAAGAGGAGCAAACCCAAGCAAGGTTAAAGGAAGAGGCTAAAAAGAGGCAAGAGGTATGGCTACGCAAGGAAGAGGAAAGAAACTTCCAGTTAAAGCTAGGGTATCTAGCGGTGACTTTTATATTCCTCCTGTACCTGTGGATGTGGTTGTTGTTCGTAAGTCAGTTGAGGAAGACATAATGGGATGGATTGCCGCTTGTGTCTTAATTGCTTTGCTGTTGCCATTGATGGGGTTTCTTTATCTTGACATCTTGGAGACTAAAAATGAGGCAAAGTCTCAGATTGAAAAAGTTGAGAAACTCAGAAGACAGATTGAACAAAAGGAGAGGGATAAAAATGGGTAAACAATTTGAAAAAGATTCAGAGTACGACAAGTTTGATACTGACCATGATGGCATAGTGACTGATGCTGAGTTGGCAAGGTCTGAGCGCATGATTCAGATTGAAAACCTTGACAAGATGGCTGACCAACAAAGGGTCATGGCATGGGCGGCACTTGGCGCACCTCCTGTCTTGATTGCATTCCTTGCCTCTGCTTGGGTAACCTTAGAGAAGGTCAATGCCTTGTCAGGGCTGACTACAACTTATTGTGCGGCAATGGGAACGATTGTTGTTGCGTTTATGGCGGCACAAGCCTATGTTCGTGGGAAGACAAGCGAATGAGCCTGTTCAACCCTTATGTGATTCTTGGCATCGTCTTAGCGGTGCTGAGTGCCTTTGGCAGTGGGTACTGGAAAGGCTCAGAGGATGAGATCACTCGTCAGCAACTTGAGATTGCCAAACTCAATGCAGAAGCTAGGCAGAAAGAGCAAATCCTAGTTTCAGCAATCCAAACCCAATCCACTAAACTTCAGAAAGCAAATCAAGATGCAAAACTTGCTAAACAAAAGCGTGATAGTGACATTGACTCTGGTACTTTCAAGTTGCGGATTCCTGTCAAAGCAACCAACTGCCCCGTACAAGTGTCCGACACCACCACCCCTGCCAGCGGAGATAGTTCAGGAGAAGCAAGAGCCGAACTTAGTCCAGAGATTGGAAAAACTCTTTTCGCAATAGCGGAAGAGGGAGACAAAGCTATTGTTAAACTAAATGCTTGTGTGGATGCCTACAATTCTGTTTACGAAACCTTGAAAGGAAAACCATGAACCTCTCAGCCAACTTTACCCTCAAAGAACTGACAAAGTCAGACACTGCCACTCGTTTGGGTCTAGACAACACGCCTGATGAAGCAACCATTGAGAATCTCAAAGCATTGTGTGAGAACGTCTTACAGCCTGTTAGAGAGCATTTCGGTAAGTCTGTTACCGTGAACTCTGCCTATCGTAGTCCTGAAAGTAATGCTGCTGTGAATGGATCGAAGTCCTCAGACCATTGCAAGGGCATGGCGGCAGATATTGAGATTGCTGGCATTGCCAATGCTGACCTTGCACAGTGGATCATGGACAACTTGGACTACACACAGTTGATCTTAGAGTTCTACACGCAAGGCGTACCTGATTCTGGTTGGGTTCATGTTAGCTACGACCCCAACAACCTGAAGAATCAAGAACTCACAGCCGTCAAGGTTGCGGGTAAGACTCAGTATTTGAATGGACTACAGGCTTAATCTGAGTCTTGCAAAAGTGCTTGTGGATGAGGTGTTCATGCAAGATCACCTCTCCACACTTTTGGCATAACCAAGCAACTCCCTCATCCACTTGATGCTGGCGGTCACCTCTTAGACCCCGTTGCTTACCGTAAAAAGTACGGATTTTTACGATCAAGAATTCTTCTCCTTTAATTTGGCTTGCGCCCACGCAACGCCTTGGTCAAAGGTATCGGGCATATCTTCAATTTCTTTCCAATCTTCATCAGTCAGCCCAACCCATGTGCGCTGTGATTGCTCTGCATCTTTCATCGCTTCTTTAAAGTCAGCCACAAAATCCATTGCTTGCAAGCCATACTCCTTAAGAATATTCTCAACAGCAGGAAACCAATCTGGTGGCTCTGTGCGCTGTGCTAAGGCTTTAGCGGCTACCAGTTTGGCAAAGGCTTCAAATTCTTCTATAAAACCGCCTTGAAATCCAAAGCTGTCAATTCTTATGCCAGCAAATCTTGCCATCTCAATGATTTCATCTTGTGTCATTTCTTCATTCCCCTTACAAAAACTGCAAAACTATCTGTTGTATCTGGCGGGAATGCCGCCTTGAACCTCGTCTGAATCTCTGTTGCCACTTCCTCAATCACCATATTGCGATACGGGTTTAGCTCAACATCAACTAGTTTCAGTTCCTCAATTTGTCGTTTTCGATTCAATGATTCGGACATTGTTTCCCCCAAGTTCTTGAATTCTTTTGCTAAGACGCA